GGAATATATATTTTAATAGAACACTAAATGATTGGAGTAGATTTGATATAACAAAAAGAACTAAATTTGACGCAACTATTAGTTCTGGATTAGCTATAATGGCTTGTAATAGACATCTATATAGGCCAAACGCAAAAATTGAGAAACCAAAACTAAATATAAATATTGCTAAATATGAAAATAAAGGTAATATTTCTAAAATAATAAAATAAATATGGCAGAGTCTGTACATAATAATTTTCCTAGTCAAGTTGTAAGTGATGTTGAAAAACTAAGTTATGATTATGGTTTAAAAATAGCTAAAGCTATAGAAAATGAATGGTTCAATATAGATAGAACTCAAAATAGATATAATGATAATAAAAATAATTTCCATGAATTAAGATTATATGCTAGAGGAGAGCAATCTATTAAAAAGTATAAAGATGAACTCTCTATTAATGGAGATTTATCATATCTTAACCTAGATTGGAAGCCAGTTCCGGTTATATCTAAATTTGTAGATATTGTTGTTAATGGTATAGCGGAAAGAACTTATGATATAAAAACCTATTCTCAAGATCCTTTTGGTATAGCGCAAAGATCTGGATATATGCAAAGCATTATAAACGATATGGATAATCAAGTTTTTAATGATTTTGTTGCAAGTGCTTTTAATATGGATTTGTATTCTAATCCAAAGGAGAATCTTCCAGAAACTAAGGAGGAACTAGGGTTACATATGCAATTGAATTATAAGCAAGGTGTGGAAATAGCTCAAGAACAAGCTTTAAATTCTGTACTTGAACAAAATAAATACGAATTAACGCGAAAAAGATTATATTACGATCTTACTGTTATTGGTATTGCTGCTGTTAAAACTAGTTTTGATACTTCAGAAGGAATTAATGTAGATTATGTTGATCCAGCAAATTTGGTTTATTCTTATACAGAGTCACCATATTTCGATGATTTATATTATGTTGGAGAGATAAAAGAAATACCAATTAATGAATTAGCAAAACAATTTCCTCATCTTACAAAGTCTGATTTAGAAGAAATATCTAATAATAAAACATCTAAAAATAATCATAACTCATATTTAAATAAGAACCAACCTGACAAAAATAAAGTCCAAGTTTTATATTTTAACTATAAAACTTATATGAATGAAGTTTATAAAATAAAACAAATTGGATCTGGAGCTACAAAAACAATAGAAAAAGATGACACATTTAATCCTCCTTCTGAAAAAGAAGGTACTTATAATAGATTAGCTAGACAAATAGAAACACTATACGAAGGTGCTCTTATTGTTGGATCTAATAAATTATTAAAATGGGAGATGGCAAAAAATATGATGCGTCCTAAGAGTGATATTTCTAGAGTTAAAATGAATTATTCTATAGTTGCACCTAGAATGTATAAAGGAAAAATAGAATCATTAGTAAAAAGAATAACTGGATTTGCAGATATGATACAGTTAACGCATTTAAAATTACAACAAGTAATGTCGAGAATGACTCCAGATGGAGTATATTTAGACGCTGATGGATTAGCTGAAATAGATTTAGGTAATGGTACGAACTACAATCCACAAGAAGCTTTAAACATGTTCTTTCAAACTGGTAGTGTTATAGGTAGAAGTTTTACTTCAGAAGGAGATATGAATCCTGCTAAAATACCTATTCAAGAAATAACTAGCGCTAGTGGTGGTAATAAAATCCAAGCATTGATAGCTAATTACAACTATTATATGCAAATGATAAGAGATGTGACTGGATTGAATGAGGCTAGAGATGGTAGTACGCCAGATAAAGACGCTTTAGTAGGAGTACAAAAACTAGCAGCCGCAAATTCTAATACCGCTACAAGACATATATTACAAGCTGGATTATTTCTAACTGCAGAGACAGCTGAATGTTTATCTCTTAGAATTTCAGATGTTTTAGAATACTCCCCAATGAGAGAATCTTTAGTAAGATCCATAGGTTCTCAAAACGTAGGGATTTTAAATGATATTAGAGATATGTACTTATATGAGTTTGGTATATTTATAGAATTATCTCCAGATGAGGAAGAAAAATCTTTACTTGAAAATAATATTCAGCAAGCATTAGCACAACAATCTATAGATTTGGAAGACGCTATAGACGTTAGAGAAATCAAGAACTTGAAATTAGCGAATCAACTTTTGAAATTACGTAGAAAAAAGAAAGCAGCTAATGATCAAATGATTGCAGAGAGAAATATACAGATGCAAGCAGAGGCTAATATGCAAACGCAACAAGCGGCAGCACAATTAGAAGTGCAAAAAGAACAAGCTAAAACTCAATCAGAAGTAGGATTAGAGCAAATAAAAGCCCAATTAGAAGCTCAAAAATTACAATTAGAAGCTCAAGTTAAAAAAGAACTAATGGCACAAGAATTCCAATATAATATGGAATTAAGGAAAATTGATCAAGAAACTATTTCAAATAAAGAAAATACAAAAGAAAACAGAAAAGATCAACGTACGAAAATGCAAGCGTCTCAACAATCAGAATTGATCGATCAAAGAAAAAACGATAAACCACCTAAAGATTTCGAATCCTCAGGTAATGATATAGTAGGAGGTGGTTTTGATTTAGGAGCATTCGAACCTAGATAAACAAATTTTATTAATTATATAATATTTTATTATGGCAAAAAAAGAAAAAGAAGATGTAGCAGAAATGACTACAGAGCAACCAAAATTAGATGATAAAGTTGAAAAACTTAAAATTAAGAAAAAACCATCTATGAAAAAGTTTAACAAACAAGACGAAGTAATTAAAGTAGATTTAGATAAACCACCAAAAGTAGAAGAAGAAATCATAGAAGAAAAACCAACAAATGAAATAGTTAAAGAAGTTATAGAGAAACAAGTGGAACCTGAAACTAAGGAAACCCCGATCATTGAAGAGGTAATTGACGAAGATATAAACGAACAAGTAGAAGAAGTAGCTGTAGAAGCTGAAAAAGCTATTACAGAATCTATGGAAACTGGAAAAGATCTTCCAGAAAATATTCAGAAATTAGTTGATTTCATGGAAGAGACTGGTGGAGATTTAAATGATTATGTTAAACTAAACCAAGATTATTCTGAATTAGACAATACTAATTTACTTAAAGAATATTACAAACAAACAAAACCTCATCTTGATTCTGAAGAAATTGATTTTTTAATGGAAGATCAATTTTCTTATGATGAAGATTTAGATGAAGAAAAAGATATTAAAAGAAAAAAATTAGCTTTGAAAGAGCAAGTTGCCGAAGCAAAGTTACGTTTAGACGACGCAAAGTCTAAGTATTATGAAGATATCAAAGCTGGAAGTAAGTTAACTTCGGAGCAACAAAAAGCTATGGATTTCTTTAATAGATACAA